CGCCCATCCGATGTCTTCGTATAAAGCATTATAGCATCTCCCATTCTAGAACGCAAGTCTTGCTCTGTTAAGACGTTTCTAGGGGTAATCTTGCCATCTTTTCTTGGTCTACCACCATGTATGGTTGCCATAATATCCCTAATTTCAAAAATATGATCTTCAGAATAATAAGCATTAATCTGAAAACCTCTTTCTCCACCAATACTATCACCAATTGGCTCAGGAATCAAACCCTTTGCAATTATTCTTTGAAACTGCACTCTTGATCTATTTAAAATTCTTGCAGTATTTGCAATTGAGTAGGCTCTTTTTCTATGCTTCTTAAAATCTGAATACAACATACTTTGTTCTTTACCTTGATTTACATTATAAAAATTAACAATGTTGCTACTTTTATTTATATGAAAAACTTTAACAAGTTCTTTGTTTATAAAAAATATTTTTTTACAAGGATTTATCTTATCCTGTGGTTGAGACATGATACCTGCCTAAGAACTAATTCTTTCACCAATTGCAATTATTGAAACGTCAGCAGAAAAAGCTCCAGAAGTTGCTGATGAGAACACATTTACCTGACAGGAGCTTTGAGTAACTCCACTTAAAACTGGATACAAGTTTGATACGCCAGTTACAGAAGTTACTGAACATAGGACTACTGGAGTGGTTTTAAATATTCCAGAGTAGTCAAATGATGATGGAGCGTTTGGCTGAACAGATAGATTTGCATCAACAATTTTTTGAGTCTCTGCATAAAATATTATATTTGATGTCAATGCTTGAGTTGGTGTATTGGTATCTCTATATTTAATTTTTGAAAGACCACTTCCAACTGATACTAGGTCTGCAACTCTATTTATTTCAAAAGCTATTTTAGATAAATAAGATATGTCAAGTGGTTGACCTCTATCTGGTAATTCAATTTGTGCCATTTTTTTCTCCTAGTTAATTATATCAGGTTAACGATACAATGCCTGTATCAAATATTTTAAATAGATCATATACGCCCTGTACAGATCCAGAAATTCCTAGATAGCTGTCAAATATTGTCTGATATGCTGATGCCGATTGAAAAATTCCTATTCTAGGAACATCTTTTAGTGCAACAGTTCCAACAACCCTGACTGAGGCAGAACCATTCGGTATAACGATGCTTGTTGTATCTGAAGAAACTCTATCGTGGTATTCAAAATTTCCCATAGCTGATCCTGATCCCCATTGAACAAAGACATCAGAGTCGTGGTGTTTAAATTCTTGCGAATGATTGTGAGCCAGAGAAGCACTAGTAATTGAGGCAGAGTTATAGTTGTAAATTGTTGGAGTGTCCCAAGTTAAACTTACTTCTTGTGAAGAAATTACTGCAGTAACGTCTGATTCTAAAGGTCTATACTGACCAATACTTTTAATTATATAAAGTTGCGACCAAGCTGACCACTGGTTTTTGTCAACAGATATAATTCTAAAATGAAAAGCATGGTCCCCATTTTTATCTGGTGGTGGCAATTTTTCTACAGGAATTCTTATCTCTGCCATTAGGAAACTCCTATGCCAAACCTATATTCTACATAGCTTGTAGAATTTTCTCTCTTTAAAATTGGATTTTCATCCAAAGTTTTTACATATTCAGCAGCAACTAAAGAATATAGTGGATTGTAACTAGAAACATTTTCAAATCTCAAGCCGTCATAAAATACAAAGTGCTCTCCAGTTTTAATATTAGAGTCATCATGAATACATGTATAGATTCTTACACCATTTACAGAACTCCAAGAAAAATTTGGTGTTGTTGTAAAGTCTGAAAGACTTTTTGTAATAACCTGATATCTTGAATTATCCAGTGATTTTTCTGGATTTACAGCATCTACATCTTGAAGTGCAATATTTACAAAGGCTTTTGAAGTAGAAGCTCCCGAATTATTTAAAAACTCTAATCTAATTTTAACATTGTCTGGAGCTTGTGCACTTACTCCACTTCTTGCTAGACTGACTACTGAAAACGCTAGTTTAATTTGATCGGTTGGCAAGTTCTTTCCTAGATTTAAACTAATAGAGTTATTCTCAATGTAGTATGATGCACTACTAGAAGTGTCTATTAAAGACGAGTTTGCAGACGCTCCAACTACTACAGAAGTGCTTCCAGAAACACTAAGACTTCTATTTAAATATCTTGGTGGTTCTCCCCTATTTAGTCTATCTGAATATTCAAAAATTGAAGAGTTGCTATTTATAAAGATAAAATCATCCCATTCTTGAACAGTTATGTCAATGTTTCCAGTAGGAGAACTTGAAATTGGAACTGGTCCTATATATAAAACGGTTCCAGAATTATCTATATTATTAGAATATGCCCATGGTTCTGAATTAGAGAATGTTGAAATGATTCTGCTATCAAAGTTTCCAGCCACTGCATTTGTTGCTGCTGGATATAGTCCAAGTTCAGTTATTTTATATCTTTGCTCAATTGGTAATTCTGCTTTAAAAACAATTTTTTCTTGACCGTCCTCTTTTAAAAGACCTTTTGATAAAATTGGAACTCTTCCTACTTCAAACTCTAAAGACTGCACACTTGCAGAAAATGTTGCAGAAGAAGATGTTGGATAGGCTTGTCCTCCAACACCAATTGCAATATGACTTGCAAATTCTGGAGCTTGGTTTAAAAGATATTTAGCTACGATATTTTTGCCATTTGTTGTAATCATAATTCCACCTTATATATTGTACCATTTGTGTCTATTTGAATCTCTACCTGTTGATTTTTTTCTAAATTAATTAGTTCTATAACCAAATCACCATTTGTATCAATATAGTAATATCCCTTTTCACGGGTAACTATTTGGTTATTTTCATCAAGATATTTGTATGTTGAGTTTAAGCTTTCTAATGCTATGTAATCTTCTTGGGGTATTTTATCTTGAATATTAATTATAAAAATACTTGTAAGAGGCTTAAACTTATCCATAATAGTTAATTGTTTTCTTATGTCATACTTTTTTCTTATTTCAGACAAGTTTGAAATAATTGAGTACTTTTGATCAATACCCTCAATTGTGTCATGTCTTTCAACCATTGATAGTTCTACTGCAGAAAGATTTTCAAAAAGTAATCTTTGAATTTCTTCTGCGTTAAGTTGTGGAACTAAAGAAGATATGTCTGTAACATTTCTTGTTGGAACTCTAACAACGGGAGCTTCAACTACTGTTGTAGCAGGTGGGGTTGGCGTTGGAGGCATTGTTGGAGTTGAATCAACAAAATCTTCTTTAGTCGTTACAGTTACAACATCAGCAGGTCCCGAGCTCTGAGGAATTTTTTTTGGTGGAGGCTTAACTGGTGGAGGCTTAACTGGTGGTAGTGGAGTAGTAACAGTCTTTGGCTTATCATGAGCATCCCTTACTGGAATTTTTTGTGCTGCCTTTAAATCTGCGGCTTTTTGTGCCGATTCTCTTGCTTTAGCTCTAGCTGCTTCATCTGCTCTTGCCTTTGCTGCCTTTGCTGCCTCTTTAGCTGCTGCTTCTCTTGCAGCTGTAACCGATTCACTAGCATCTTTTCTTTTATTAGTTTTCTTTAAGGAATCTGCATATTCACCCATGCTAAACCTCCATGACCCTTAATTGACTTTTAACATTTGAAGAAGATCTTCCATATTGAGCAGATATAACAACAAACTTTTTATTTTCATCTACCATCTTTACTCCCTCTGGTAAATCAAAGTTAATCTTAATAATGTCACCAAGTTGGACGTGTGCTGTTGCAAAGGTATCTATTTCAAATACTTTTCTTGGTCTAATTGTTTTATCTAAAATCCATTTCATTACATCTTTTGCAGAGTCTGCATTTTGAATATAAACAGAGTTTAGTGAAAATGATTTGTTTCCATACACGGACCTACTATTCTTAAGATTTTCATAAATCTTTTCAGATCTTCCTGGAGAAACAATTAAACTATTACTTGTAATAACTGGATCAGAAAAGTTTGACAATTCTTTAAAGTAGTCATCAACAGTAAGGACATTTGATATATTTTGAGTAAATGTAATTCCTTGAATCATAATTCTATTACTTGAACTTTCACTTAAATCTATTGCCTTATCTGTTGTATTAAAGATTAAAAATTCAGCCCCATAAGATCCTGGCAAAAATCCTGAAATTTGATAAGACTTTTCTATAGTAAATGGGGGAACAACTTTTGCTATTAATGCTGGGTAAGCTTGATCATACTTAATGTTAAAATATGCACATTCTCTTAATATTGTCCCAAACTCTTCAAAGTAAAAGTCTATACTAGGCTTTTTTTCTGCACTAATAGAAGATAAATAAGTTTTTTGAATCATTCCTGGAAGAGAATACTTTCTTAAAGATTCAGCAGATATTACATTTCTTATTTTTGCTTCTACAGGAACATCTTTTTCTTCTGAGTTTTTTAAAGCATAGATGTTTTCAAACATGCACTTACTAGATCCTCTTGTAAATAAACAAGCTTTTAAACCACTGCTTGGAGCTTGCAAAGGATTGTTATCAGTAACTTTTCCTATCAACATATTGTTTAAATATATACTAAAGTGAATAGAAGTTATTACAGAATCTTGTTTTATGATTTCAGCATCTAGTGATAGATCGTAGACTGGTATGTCTTGAGAAGTTAATCTATCAGATCCCACAAACTTTCCTTCATCAACAAGAATTCTTGCAAGAGATCCAAAAAGTTTTTTAGGAACTGCAATATTAGTTTTTCCAGGTATCTGTGTAGAGTATGGAGTTCTTTCCACTTTATAGAAAATTATATTTTCCAGAACTTTGTTTAGTGAAACAGATCCAGAAACTGCTGCTGCACTTGCAGTTGAACCATAGTACTTTAAAATATCTTCAGACATTGATGCTATTTCAAGATAATATCCAGAATTAGTATCTGGATCAACCATGTATCCAATTCCACCAGCTCCACCAGACAGGCTTGTTAAATTTAAATTTCCAACACTTTTATCAATTTTAAAAAGGTCCATAGAATTTAAAGCAGATTGGGACTTATCATCTTTTCTTTTTCCAATAATTCTCATTCTAGTTCCAACATGCCTATAGTCTCCACCCAAATCTTTGTAAACATAATTTACCAAGTCTTTATCAATTGTTGCAGATAGGTCTGGAAGAATATTGTTGGGGTCTTTTGTTAAAGCTGGTACTGGATAGGGTCCATTAAGAATTAATGCAGATGATTGAATTCCTGCAGCATCTTGTTGTCTATAGCTAGAAAAACCTTCTGACCTAGTTGATTGTTTCATAAAGTTAGCAATTTTACTAGTTATTGAAAAATCTTCTTGCGATGCAGAATCACCTCCAAGTGGATATGCTGATGCTGAAACTGAAGCAGATATCGGATCATTAGGCAAAAATTCTATAGGCTGATCGCTAAATATCTTGCTAGAATCCATTCTAAAAGATTTTTTATTATTAGGGTCTTCCCAATACGAGTTTAATCCAGCAAAATGATTTACAATCTTAGTTCCAAACTGACCTCTGCCATGAGATCTTACCGCACCATTTTTATATCTAACATTTTCTTCTAAATCATCAAAATTAGATCCAGAAGCATTTTCATAATACGGTTCTGTATAAATTCTAAGTTTTCCTGTTAAAATCATTTTTCCATTAAATTTTAATTTAGAAAAATATTTTTGATATTCGTTATTATTTGTAATCCAAACACGACCATTTGTTGCGTCAGTAGATATTGAGTCCACTTGGTATTCTTGTGCATCGTATCTTATAATTTCTCCATTTGCAAATAAATAACCTTGAAATCTTGGTAGCCAAAAAGCACTCTCTCCAACATCAATGGTGCTTGTATCAATATCTATTTGATTATTTGCCACAAACGGCACAGCACTTCCAAGACTTGTTGCCAATGGCACTGCTCCAAGTGCGTATCCTACGTTTGCTGTTGGTTGATTTATTGTTCTTGTTTCTTCCTGATCTCCAAGTTCCCAGAGTATGGAGCTCTTATACCCGTAAGTTCTTTCATTTAAACTTAAGCTTGCTTGCTCTAGCTTTGACACTTCTCTTTGAATGTATCTAGTTGTATAATTAATTTGACCATCATTCAATATTTTTGTTTCAAAGCCCGCAATAGCTTCAATATTTGGAACAATGCTATCAGTTTTCTGTCCATAAAGGGTAGTTAGTCTTTCAGAAATTGCAGGGTTATCATCTCTTATAGATATGTCTGGCATTAAATACTCTTTTGGCATAATTACAAAATTATTATATTCATCAAAGAACATAGCAGTCTGAGTAGCTTGTGCAAGTCTTTGTAAAACTTCTGCAACAGAAGCATCTGGCTCAACAAAGAAAAATGGGATTACTGGATCATTTGCAGTATTAATATTTTTAAATACATAATTGCTAAAACCAATATTGTCTAGTAGCAGTGCTACTGCTTTTGTAAGGGTAGAATTTTGTAAAAATATTGATGTAGCATTATTAGATTCTAATATAAAATAAGCATCTCTTAGATTTAATGAAACATCTTGCATACCGCTAGTTGCAACTGCAGCATTTTCTGAAAAGAATGTTTTTAATGGAACAAACTTATCGTATCCATTAACATCTAAGATAGATTCATAAAAATCAAATTTAATTTGTGGTTTAAGATTATTGGCAATTATGCTTCCAGTTCTAGTGGTAGCATTAAAGATATTTAACTCTGTAAATACTCCGTCATGATTTGATAAATTAACTCCACCAGTTGAGGCTACAAGTCCACCAACTGGAAGACCAAAATCTGTTGACATAAGATTTTTACTAATATCATAGTCTAAAACATAATTTGTTATGTCAACTTTTAGTCTTGGAGATAGCTCAATTAATTCAAACATGTTATTGGGAGCATACATTGTTTCTACAACAACTCTAATTCCTTTAATAAAAACAAAATCTCTATATATGTCATTACTACCAATATTAAAATAGTCTGGATTTAATATTTTTTTAATTAATCCAATTCTTTTTGTATCATCTTCTTCTAGTAGTGAAAATCCATACTCTACATTATAGATTTTCCATTCTTCATCTTCTTGACTCCAAACATACAGGGTTCCTGGTTGGCTAGTAGAGCTACCAAGTATGTAAGCATCCCCATCTTTTACACTTAATCCAGAATTATAAATACTAGTATCTGGCAACTGCTCTACTGTATCAAGATATTGATATAGATGAAAATTTGTTTTAAACTGTTCTGGAATTTTAACACCATAGTAGATTTCTACATGACCATCCCACGGAACAATTCTTGAACCGTCTCTTCTTGTAGATGTTTCATTAAAGTTTATTGCATCTATCCAATTATTACTACTATTAAGATATTGTATTTTCCATCTTTTTGGAACTGATGAATGTGCTATATCTTGAAGTGGATCTGTAATTATTATATTACCAACTCTAATTGTTCCTGGAACTAAAAATTCTCCATCAATTCCAACCGCTGTTGGATCTGCTAGGTTAGTCTGCATTTTTACAACTATTCTATTTGTAGCAACTTCATTTTTATAAACAACAAAGGGAGCACAGTCTTCTATCTTATAAGAGGGGTCTCCAGCAGTAAAAAACGTGGCAGAGCGACTAGATATTCCAAAATGCTCACCATTTTCTTTTCTATAAGAGTTCCAATACTTAAACTTGTCAAATCTTGAGCAAAAATAATATCTTGGTCTTCTTCCAGATCTTATGCTGTCTACAAATTTTGTACTAGCTATATCTATCTCTTCAGCATAAAGAATTTTATTAATTCCAGACCTTGGTCTAAATGGCTTGATGCAATCTTTTAGTGAATAGTAAAGTTCTCTACTTGTATCTCCTGAATAAAATGTTAAAGGCTCATTTGGATCTTCTGTTTTATACTGAGAAATATAATTAGAATCTAAGGCATTTGTATAAACATTTGCATTATCTTGAGAGTCATATTCTGGATATAAACTTCTATAGACAACACTTGCACTATCTGGTCTAAATCTATAATTTCCATAATCGTCAAGGTTTAATAAATCATTTTGATTCCATTCAGCAATGATTAAAGAGTCTACATCAATACTATTCTTTGTTTGAATGTGATCTATTAGGTCTGAATCAAAAAACATTATACTTCCTCAAGAGAAATAGAAATATCCCAAAGGTCGTGGTTAGTTCCGCCTCTTTTAATAACATTATAACTAAAATCTGAAATAAAAACTTCTAGAACGTCAGAGTATTTATCAAGGTTTTGATATATTCCTGCGGTGAAATTTTGAGGTTTATCATAAGACAAGAACATATAAAAAGATCCAGGATTTGAGCTGTACCACTCTAGAAGTTCTGCTCCACCAGCACCACCATCTACTGTATATTCTGTTAATGAAAGGTCTGTTGCAATTCCGCTTGTGTTAAATTCTGGGTCTCCATCAAAAGATCTGGAAGGAATTAAATTATAAGAAAAAGATACATTCATCTTATCTGCAATATGGTAAGAACGCATATGACCATTTACCATTCTTTTTCTATTCTCAAGTCTATTAGTATTAAAACTAATATCGCTTCTATTATGATCAGAGAGAATTATAAAGTCTTCTCTTTCTACTCCAGAAATTTGTGGAACACCATCTAAAAGTCCTCCAGAATTATTAGAAAAAATAATTGCTTGAGGTCTTACCCACTTTTTTCTAGAATTTAAATATGCACTGCTAACCATTAGTATCTACTACTCCTTAAATTCCCTCTATTTTGTTGAGAAAGTTTTGCCATAACTACATTTGCAATATCATCTGGTGATGCATTTGTTCCAGATACGTTTACATTTACGTTATATGTACTATTATACATTGGTGCAGAGGTTGAGACAACATTTGTACTAGCTACTGGAATGTTGGACGTACCACTTTCTGGTATAGAGTATCTTGGAGATCCTATGCCATCTAAGAAATTATTTGTAGGAACACCTGGTGCTCTACCCATTCCAGGGAATACTTGACCATTTAAAGCCTCTAAGAATCCTCTGCTCTTATCTGCTACTGATTTTCTAACAACAAATTCTCCAGGAGTTAGGAGTGCTGGAACCTTGTCTGTCATTCCATTTCCAGGAACTGTAAATCCATCATGCATTCTTAATGCTGGAGGGGCTTCTCTAGAACCCTTATAAGCAATTCCACCATTTGCCATTCTTGCTATATATCCACCACGGTTTTGCATTGCAAAGTCTCCAGCAGATCCCTTGGTGCTATCGTTATAAGTTTTTGCAAGATTATTAAAGTCTAGAGTAAGTGTTCCTAAAAATGCTTTCTGATCCTTTGTCAATCCTTCATTAATTTGTTTATACTTTAAAGCTTCAATGGTTTGTTTTTGTTGTAATAAATATGTTCTTAATTCTGCTGAGGCACGTTTTTCTGCTAAATCTAATCTTTGTGTTTCAACAGCGTATAGCCTATCTTCAATAGTTTCAATTTCAGTTGCAATAGTTTTATTTCTAGCTTGAATTTGCTCTCTTGTCAAAAGTTGACCGTTTACAGAGACTGTTAAAGACTCTAAATCTCTTTCTCTTTGTGCTTCAAGAGCAGCTCTAGTGTCTTCAATTTGATACTGTGCTTCTGCTTGCTGTATTTCACTAACAGCACTTGCTGCTGCTGCAATGTCTCCAGAAGCAAGTGCTGATGCAAGACCTATTCTTGAACGCTCTTGCTCAGAAAGTCTATCATTTGCTGTAGCAATTTTATCAAGAGCTTCTAGCTTTGCATCATATGTTTTATTTACAGCATCTTCTTTTTCAGCAAGATCTTCTAAAGCTCTATTATTAAGCTCCATCTCTCTTTGCTTACCTCTTAAAGCTTTGTTATCTGCCTGTGATTTTACATCTAAAGCCTTTTCTTGCATTTCTAAACTTAGTAAAGTTTTTTCTTCTGCTGATAAAGCAAGGAATGCTGTTGCTCTTTGGATTTTTAGTTGCTTTTCTGCAAGTGCAATAAGAGTTTTTCTTTGAGCTGCATTAGCCTTTAAATACATTGCAGTATCAATTAAAGCAAGTGCTTCTTGTTTTTCAGTTCCAAGAATGTGATTAGTAGCTTTAAAGTAATCCATTTTTGCTTTTGTTGCAGCCTTAAATTCTTTAATGTATTCTGCAAGAGTTTGCTTTCCAGATCCTCCACCACTACCACCAGTGCCTGTTGCACCATCAGTGCCTGTTGAACCACCAGCTGTAACAGAAGATGTTATAGACTGCATTAAAGCACCGATTTCTTCTCCAAAAGCATTTCTAGAATGTTCATCTAGAATTCCTTGTTGCATTTCAAAATCTGCTCTTACTTTTACTACTACATCCATTTTTGTAAGAACAACTCTTTTTTCAATATCTGGTAGTGCTGCAAATTGATCATATGATATTCCTGCTTGTCTTATGATTTCAGAAAAATTATCCTTTGCATAAATATTAAGTTCTTTATCTGGCAAATCTTGAAATTTTACAAGAGAGTCATACATGTCTGTGATTTGTTCTTGGCTTGTAGTTTTTACATTAATTAAATTATCAATATCTGGGATTAGTTTAAGGGCTTGTAGTTTATCATTTACTCCCTCAATTTCTTTTTCAGTTAATCCGCCATCTTTAAGTTTTACTAAAATTTCAACATCTGCAAGATTTAATCTACCAGATAGGATATCCCCAAATGCTCCAGCACCAAGTTTTGAAATGCTTGCTGATATTTTTGCAACTGTGTCTTCTGTCTGACCAGGGATTTCTATAAGCATTTTTTCTAGTTCGGATTTTTGAGCATCAAGAACAGCCTTGGCTTGCTTTTGCTCCTCTGTTCCTACTACGACTCCAGATGATCCACCTCTTCCACCAGCAACTCTTTTAGTTGTTACTTGAGATGCAGCAGCAACTAAATCAGTTTGATTTTGAAATCCAAGAGCTTTCGCTGCTAAGTCTTGATTAGCTTCAGAAGATTTTGTTATTGCAGAATTTTGTTTTTGGAACTCTTTTAAGGAAATTGTTCCTTCTTGATATGCTAAATTAAGAAGTTCTCTAGCTTGAGTTTCTTTTGCAAACGCTGCAGAATTAGCTGCACTAACTTCATTAAGTTGATAATTTTTTACAAAGTCTGCTTCTCCACCTTGGAAGGACTGAATAAACCTTTCTCCAACATTCATTTTTTCATATGCAGAAGAAGCATCAGCAGCTAATTTATTTGCATCTATTTTTGGACTAATTTCTGCAGTAATTGAAGAAAGATTTTTTAATAAGTCTCCACCATCTGGACCCATAAGTCTAGTTAGTTCTCCAGAGACTCCTACAGCAATTGATTGATCTCCTAAGGCTGTTCCAACTTCTACTGCAATAGCCCTAGCTTCTTCTGTTCCAATAGCACCAGATATAATTGCAGCAGAAAGTTGATTTCTTAAAGCCTCTACAGCATTTCCTCCACCAGCCTTAACAGTTCCAACGTCTTTAAGCATTTGCTTACCAGCTTCAGACTGTACAAATTGTGCAGATTGTTGCTGGGCTTCTTGACCAATTTCCTGTCCGCCAATTCTCTCTACTGCAGAAATTCTGGCTGCCTGAGCATTTGTTTGAGTTCCAAACTGTTCAGCAATTCCTTCAATTGTTTTTGCTGTGCCATACATTGCATTTGTAAATTCTGCACCAGACTTTTCAGCTTCTCCAATTCCTTTATTAAACTTATAAACTGCAAATCCTGCAAGAGCTAGTGGTGCAGCAATTCCAGCAAGTGCTGTTGTGCTTATTCCAAGTTGTGCAATAAATGGTCCAGCTGCTTTAGAAATCATTGGCATTAGCATTGGTAAAGCAAAAGATCCAACCATTGCACCAGTTTGTCCACCAACTGCTTGTCCAATTCCCATTCCTACTAAAGAAGATACTCCAACACCTTTTCCAATACTCTTTGCTCTAGAGGCTATTCTTTGTCTTCTTGTTAAAACCTCTCCGCCATCTTCATATCCCTGAACTTTTCCACCATTCATCATTTCAAGAATTCCTTGATTTTGACTAGCTGCTTTTTTATTTACAACAAATTCTCCAGGGGTAAGCATGGCAGGAACTGTATCGGTATTACCAGATCCTGGAACTGGTCCACCTGAATTAAATCCAGTAGATGAGGCAAATTTATTCTTTACTTTAGTAACGTTTCCACCAACTGAATCAAGTAGTTGCAATGCCCACCAAGTGTTGCTTCCTGGTTTTCTTGGAACTATTTGATCTGTTGATAAAGGTATGTTATTTTGTTTAAAGTAATCGTTTACTGATTTAGCAAATGATGGAGAATTTATATCAACACCAGATAAGGTTCCAATATCTGATTTGCTTGGAAGCCTTATTCCTGTTGATGTTCCAGCACCTACCATGTTTGGATAAGCTTTATTTCTTAAAAGTGTTAGAAGATCATCTGTTACTAAAACATCTCCATTTTCGCTTAAATATTCTGCTAATTCTTTACTCATTCTTTCTGCAAAGCCTGATGCTGTTTCAGTTGGATTTAATATTGAAAATGCAGAATCTTTGTTACGATCTTTAAATTTTATCGACCCTACATTTTGTCTAAGTTCTTTAATTACTGATGAAATATTCATTGGAGTAGTGGTATTTGACCTAGCTGCTTGGTTGATGGATTTTGGCAAAAGTATCCAATCATCTGTTAAAGATTGTACTGGAATGCCACCTTTTATTAAAGCTTCTGCAATTTCTCTTTTTGAGCCACCTTTTGTACCAAGTATTAAGCCTAACTCTTCTACTGACAGTACTTGTCTTTTATCCCCAAAGTGTGTTTTTTCTGTAGTTCTTTTAGTAGTAGGAGACATTTGGGTTTTTGGAGCTAAAGGTCCAGTTGAGCGACTAATGCTTCCGTATCGTTGTAATAAAGCTGAAACCTTAGGATCTTTAGCATTTTTAATAAAATCATCTAAAGAGCCCATTCCGCCTCTTCTTACCATGTCAAGAATTGATCTTGCTTGGGAAACTATTGCACCTCTATTTAAATACTGAACTCCATTAGCTATTCCACCCTTATTTAATCCCTGAGTTTTTCCATCATTAATTGCTTTAAGAAGTCCAATATTATTTTTAGTTGCTTCTTTATTTACTACGAATTCTCCAGGAGTAAGCATTGCTGGAACAGTATCTGTATTTCCAGATCCTGGAACTCCACCACCAGCATTTCTTCTTAATCCTCTTATTCTAACGCCACTAGTCTTTGCAGCATTTCCAGCAGCACCTGCTGTACCAAATATTGGCAAGTTTGCTGCTGCACCTTGAGTAGCAATCATTGCAGAATATGCTCTTGTTAGATTATTAATTGCAGCAGCAGCAGCGTTTCCTGTTATTGCTTGTTGAATAAGTGTAGTATTTAAAACTTTGCTTGCACCAGAAAGTTGCTGAGCAGCCATTGCTGCATCCATTTCAGCAAGACTTAAGTATTTTGAACTTTGTGTAAGTGCTTTTACTGCTCCTACTGGACCACCTGTAAGAAATCCTTTTCCAAATAAAGCCATGCCTTGACCTATTTTTGCAAGAGTTCCAACAAGGTTTAGGAATAAACCAGCCATCATTGTAACTGCTGGAATAACTACGCCAACAATTACTGCAGCAATTGCAGTAAATCTTTTTTGAGTATCACTTAAACCATTAAACCCTTCTACAATCTTTGTTGCAAAATTAACTAGTGGAATAGCTAGTTTAACAAATATTTCTCCAATAGGAGCAATTGCTAATTTAAATCTTTCTACTGCCCCTGTTAATTGCACACCAAAAGACTCTTCAATTGTTTTTAATTCCTTGTCTGCAGTTGCACCAAGTTGTTCTGTGCTATATCCCATTGTTGCAATTACTTGTTGAGCTTGAGATCCTTCTCTAGAAATATTTTCAAATAATGCTCCAAGTTTTGCATACTGGAATTTTCCAAATACCTGCTCAAGAGCCTGTTGTCTTGAGAACTGGTCAAGACCCTGCAGGGCTTCTGCAAAAGATCTAACAGTACCCATCAAATCTCCACGGTTAGCCTGAATAATTGTTTCAAGATTGATACCCATACCATTTAACATTTCAGTTGCTTGTTTTGTAGGGTTAATCAAAGAAGCAAGACCAGACTTTAATGCGTTAGCACCTTCTGCTGCATCAACTCCACCTTCTTGCATTGCTGCAAGGAAAACTGTAAGATCTTTTACGTCTCCACCAAGACCTTGAATAACTGGTGCAACACGAGGGATTGCAGCAGAAATATCTTGCAAGGAAACAACGGTTTGGTTTTCAACCATATTTAAAAAGTTAATAGTATCTGCAAGATCTTTTCCTGATAATCTAAATGCAGATTGCAAAGATATTGTTGTTTCAAGTGCTGCATTTTGATCCATTTGACCAAGTGTTGCAAGCCTTGTTGCCTGAGAAACTGCGTCAGTAAGTTCTGCATCTTTTCTACCAGCAGCAGCAGCTTGAGCAGCAAGACTAATAGTGTCTTTTACTGCAATACCATATTTTGTATATTCTGATGCAAGACCTTTTACTGCTTCTAAATTCTTATTTAATTCTGCTGGAGTTGTAAAAATATCTCCATACACCTTTTTAAATGCGACCCCTTGTTTTTCAAGTTCCATAAATGTTTTACCAGCCATTGCTCCAAATATGGTAAGTGGAACTGTGAAACCAACCATAAGCTGGCGACCAGCCCACTGAACATTCTTACCAAAGTTAATTAGCTGGGTAGTTCCCTGCTTAAACATATTGGAAAGAATTTGAGTTCTTTGAGCAGCAACTGCTGCTTGTGAAGAGAATGCAGAAAGTGGTCTAACTGCTAAAGCATCTTGAAATCCATTTGCAGCACCAGAAGTTGCAATAAATTGTGTTTGAAGTCTTCTTGCTCTTTCTGAAGCAAGTGCCATAGTCTCTGCTGCAATGGCACTGTCTTTGTTAAATTTTGCACTAAAAAATTGCCCGAGGGAGGTTTTTCCTTTGGACAAAGTTTTGTCAAGTGTTGCAGCAGCAGTATGAAGTTTTATAGTTTCAGCAGTGAATAATCCAGTCTTATTTATTGCACTTTGTAGTTCTCCACCAAATTCTTTTGCAAAAGTGCTATGTGCCTTATTACTCTTATTAAGAGCTAAATTAAAAGCATTAATCTGGGTTTGCAAAGCTTGAAGTTGAGACGCAGCACCACCTGTATTAATCTCAATATCAATAATGCCTTTTGCAATTTCAGCCATTAACTAATCACCTCATATTCCAAGCCTTCTCCAATGCCAAAACCAGCTCTTGTAGCTGCAGCACCTTGTAATGCAAGGATGTCATTAGGATTTGATGTAGCACCATTGCTATAAACTCTGGCTTTCATCTCTTCCCATTTATTTCCAGACGAAGAAGAAGAGTCTATGTTAACACCTTGTAATGCTGCTAAGAATTTCTTTTCTTCATAGTCTTGACTACTCTTAGCTTCTAGTATTGCTACTAGTTCAGGCATTGATATACTTTCTTCCATTTCAGAATAATTCTTCCAGAATCCCAAAAGAAATACTCTTGATTCTAACTCAGCGAGATCTAGTTCGTCCCAACTAGAGCCGCTGCCAGTGCGTTTGGGTCATTCAACTTAATCCCTGCAGCAACTTCAATTACCTTGTACACAGTTGGCAAATCCATGATTTCTTCCAACTGCTCCTTAGTTGCTAACTCTGGGCTATATTGCTTCATTGCAATTACTGCACAGTTTAACAAAAGATCCATTGATTTGATATTATCTTCTGCAATTTTTGGATCACTAATCTTTTGAAACTCTTTCATAAAATCTCTCAATAAAGAAATTTTAAGTGGTTTCATAGAAATAGCAGAACCATCTAATAGTTCTACTTCTACAACTTCATATACGCTAGTTGCCATTTATTCCTCCTATAGAATATATTCAATTATAGCATAAATGCCCTATTAAATAAACAATGCCCACCCTTTTTAGGGGATGGGCAAAGTTTCTATATTTAATTTTATTGATTAGCCAACAGTACGATCAACGATCTTACCATAGGAACCATTGGATGCTGGAAGCAAACGGAATGTAACTTCATACATTGAAGGTTCATCACGCTTTGCAGATACAGTCACATTCTCAATTGAGAGAACACGATGTCCTACATAAACACGCTCTATCTTGTTTGCACCAGTTGCTGCAGGATCACCAGAACCTGGACCAACAGCAATAATAGCACGTTCCACAGGAACGTCACCTAGATCACCAGCTGTTACATCAAGAGTCTTAGTAGTAGTTCCCGTAAGATTTGCGCTTGGAGTTGCAATTGCAACAACAAGGTTTTCAAGTGTGGCTTCAGCGAATGCTGTAACCATGCTAACCTGCATACCTTGCTTGTAAAGCTTTGCAACGTCAAGAAGCTGATCTACCTGTACTTCACCAAAGTCTGGTTGGAACTGTACTTCTAAACCGTTCATAGTAAAGCCTACATTTCTCCAGCTTACTGATGCTGATTCAACAGTATCTGCATACTGAGTACCAGAAACAAAAGCAGGAATACCAGCAGTTGCACTAGAACTACTAAATGAGTAGTTACTGATTGCTGAGTTGTATTCCAGTGGACCTAGCTTCGAAACGAAGAGTTGGGCTGCTCCAACAATAATTTGATTGGAATTTCCACGAGTTGCCATATTTTTTTCACCTCTTTTATAGTCTTAAAATTTATGGGGAGATTGGCGTTTCCTAAGTTAAGTATACCTCTAGTTTTCATCATTCATTAAACTGTTTAGCATGATAATCATATTTAATAATAAGGTCTCTAGTAGGGTTATATTCCATAAAATCAGAGACATCTTGTTGTGTATCTGTAAATCCTGACTGGTATACATTTACACAATGAAAATAATATTTGTTTAATTCTGGATAATTGGCATTATTATAATCTGGCAAATTTTTAGTAAATTCGTTAATATCCTGAGCTGCATCATCTTCTCTATCCAGGATATTTTGAATAAGGCTTGTAAGATTTATTGTTGTTGCATACCTGTCCTGCTGATTCCTGTTAATGTCATACAGCGAGCCACCAACGATTGTATATCTCATTTGGTCAGTCTTGATAGGGTAGAAATATTTATAGCCTGAGCGTACTCTGCTAAACTTATCAAACATAATATATGGCAAATCATTATCAATTACAGCCGTTGGAAGATTGTTTGCTGGTGCAGGAAAGAATGGAACAATGTCTGGTCCTCCAGATGTTGGACCGTACAAGTTATAAAATGCTGGGGCATGTGTTTTAAACTGTTCCCAAACATACAAATTAATAATATTCTCTGGTCTATAAACCATTTTTTCCTCCTGGAGCATTCATAATCCATGATAGTGCAGCTTTTCTTCCTTTTGATGAAGATCCACCCTTTGTAGCAGAAGCAAAGTATTTTTCAAAAACTTTTGGATTTGCAAAGTATTGATAAAATCTAATTGCTTTTAGATGAACCTCTGTAAAGTAAGATCCATAGAATTCATCAAAAGCTTGTACAAATGATCCTCTTGTTGCTTCCCCTCCAGGATTTGCAATAACAATTGGTCCACTTCTAAAAAATTCTTCACCATCTATTTCAAAGAATAATACATCTGCTTCAACTTGATTAATTGTTACAGTTCTTCCCTCTTCCATAATTTCTGCTTTATCATAAAAAGGTTCTGTTGATGTTGGAGAGGGAACCATGGACTGTAAAAATTCAGCATCAATTACTGCAGAGGTTTTGTTTACTGACATTGTTAATTCAAATAATCTTTCTGCAGGGTTTCCAACATTTCCCCATTCATAAACGTGATGAAGCATTCCTGGATGAGACCTTGCAAGACCATCAAGATACAAGTAGAAAACATCAATTGATTCTTCACCAACTTTTCTATTTAAAATATCTTGGTTTCTTTTTAATTCTGAAGCAAAAGCACCCGTATATTCTACAGAGTTTTTAAGCATCTTAATAACTTTGTCACCTTTAATTCTAGCTGTTATCATTCTGGTATGTCCCACTTTTGATTTGCTGAACGGGTTAAGAATACTCTATACATTCCAATATTGTGGAACATGTCAAAACTTGGAATAATTGTTTTAACCTCATACTTTGTTTTTACCGTCTCAGCTTTTGTTTTTAGGTTTTCGGTATTAATCCAAACTGGATCACCATTTGGATCTCTCATATTAGTAACAGCGGTTGCAGTTATTGGATAGTATTTTCCAGAGGAGCTTTTTCTGATGTCCACATTTGTTCTAAAAAATAGGGAAGAGTTGTAATCAAAAAATTTATCTTTTACTTTAAGTTCTGCATCTAATACTCCAGAAGTTGCAGTAATTGCAGAACAGTTAACAGTTTTATCAAACTGCCAAGTTCTTGTCATATTCCCATATTCTGATTGCGTTTCTACTGCATGATATATATCTGCAGTCATTGGGTAAAGAATGTTGTCAAATGTGGAATTAAAAAGCATTTATAACACCCCAATGCGGATATTATTCTTATACTTTGTCAAGATTCTGTCAACCACTAGGTTTCCAGTAGATGCATTAAAATTCTTTGCAAACTTAATTTTAAAGTCATCATTATCAAATGATTCAATATACTTATTTAGGTACTTCATATTATCACTTGAAATATCAGAAATCAAAAGCTCTGTTGCTTCTTTGATGTCTTGAGGAATTACTTTCCATCCAAAGTCTGCATCAACAAGGTATTCAAATCCATCTGCAAAGTCAACATCTAAGTATCTATCTCTCCATACCCTATTGTAGTTAACTCTATTAGTTTCAGTTTGTGTTAGTACAATAGATGTCTTATCTTTTGAAATTTCAAACTCTTGGTCGTGCACTGCTGCTGTTGCATTATAAACAAGTTCTAGGTTTTCATATAGTTTATGAAGTTTATGAATCTTTTCATCAATAACAAGATAGTCAGATCCCATTCCAACTACTTCTTTTTCTTTTCTTACAAATTTAAATCCGCCAAATGTTTCAGAATCTATAATATATCTTGCAATTCTTTCCATTTCTTTTACCTGTGTAACAGTTTTTCCTAAAGCGGTTGCAACGGAAGAAATATCACAGTATGGTCTTAAAACATCTATATTAGTAACAATTACTTCATCATCATATATGTCATAAACTGTTGCCTCTAAATTACCATCATAAGAAATATACTTGCTATTTAATACAAAAGAAATACCTCCAGTAGCATTTGCTGTTGCACTTGCTGAAAACACTTCATCAGTCACAAGGTCTGAATAGTCAATTGTATATTGACCATTTGGAACAAGGTCTGTAAATGAAGCTACTGGAGTACTTCCATTAATTCTTAAAATTTCCATTATTTAGCACCGAAAACTTCGGCTACCTCCTCTGGAGATGCGACTCTAATTCTTGGGAACTTGCTAACCCATACATCAGCATCTTTTTTACTTACAACATTATATCCTCTATTAAGCTTACCAAGACTTGTTTCATAAACGCTTGCATTTTCTACAAACAAACAGATTAAATCTTTTTTAACTTTTTCCATAATGCATCTATCTTATTATATCATTCATAAAAAGTAGAGGGGAGACAAATCAATGCCTCCCCTCCAAGTTTGACTATAATTAGTCGTTCATGAATGCTACTGCATCAGTTTCTTCAACTGCTACACCAAAGCGTAGGAATACGGTATATTCTACTGTATCCTTCTTTGGTTGGAATTCACGGTGTACTGTTACGTCTCTCTGGAAGCCCCAGATGCGGTTTTCTGGGAATGTAAGTGATACATAACCATGTGGCATCAAAGGAACTTCAACTAATGGAAGACCAAGAACACGATATGCGATTGGGCTACCAAGGGTCTGCGGAGCAGCACCATCAATAACACGCTCAACGATACGCTCTGAATTCAAGTTACCAGAAGTACCAAGACCATTGATGATTTCTGCAACGGTTTCAGTGTCTGCATAGAACTTCATGTTTGAACGGGAACCACGGTATTTACGAGGCATTGCAAGAACAAGTCCCTGCAAGCTTTCGATAGTTGTACCGTAAGTTGCTGAATTGCCATCGGCTTCGATTGATACGAAACCTTCAAGGATATTCAGGAAGTTGTTTGTACCAGCTCCTGTACCATTGATGGCTAGATCTTCAAGATCGTTAGCAAACGCACGGGTCATTGTACGGACCAAGTGATCCTCCAGACCAGAGCCTTCGATATTATCTTCAAGAGCTTCAGTTGAAACTTCCCAATCAAGACGAATCTTCTTGGTTGTAAGAGTAACCTTTGTGAACTGAACATCAGCATTGGTGTAGGTTGCATCAGCCTGGGCTGCTGCACGGATTACACGCTCTCCAACATTCATTTTTTCAAGTTCAGTTGTGTTAGCTCTCATCGTGACTCTACGACCATCTTTGGCTAGAACCTGTTGTTCAAAGATATACTCAATAAACTGACGTGATTGTTCAGGCTGCAAAATACCGCCATCAGACACTAGAGAACCAACTGGGTTAGTATTGTCAAGAATTCCAGCTGCTGGAGTACTTACTCCACCAATACCACCCGATACGATGGAACTAGCTGCAGCCGCTTTTTCTAAAATTTCATTATTTTCTGTCATTTTTTATTTCACCTCCAGTTTCTTTTAATGATATAGGTCAGCGGAATTTAGGAAACGTCCACCCCACATAGACCCTTTTTTGATTGTATTGCCCTGAACGATCCCGCCGAGATCGCCAGACTTACGGACAGCGGTATCGTCTTCTAGACCATCCACACGCTTTCCAAACTCTTCAAGGTTGCCCTTTACCGCAGAAATATCTTCATTGGTTGTATCAACTGACTTTTTGATACCTGCAACTTCTTCTTTTAGTGACTTAATTGTTGAAACAAGTTCACTCACTGCCTCTGTTACTGAAACCTTAATTTCGTCAACAGCTTTTACAAGCTCAGAATCAGCTGAATCTGTTTCAACAACAGACTTTTCAACCTCAACACTATCTGAAGCTTCTTCTTCTGCATCTTCTGCAGGTGCTTCTTCTGGATCAGCAGACTTAACCACTGTTTCCTCAACAGCGTCAACTGCGTCAACTGACTTTTCTACGGTTTCTTCGGCAGGAGCTTCAGCAACAACTTCTTCAGTTGCAACTTCTTCAACGGTCTCTACTACTGTATTATCTTCTGACACGTTGTTCTCCTCCTCTATATTGTTTTTAACAATTGACTCATTATTGTCAATCGCTGTTTCAAGCGTTTCGCTTGAAGTTTGTAGGGTTTCGGAAACATCTTTAGATTTAGCAAGGTCTGTAGAACCAATAAACTTGTTTAAAATTGATTTAACTGTCATAGCTTTTTCTGTATCCTTTGTCTCAACGAAACCAATATTTTTCATACTGACTTCACATGATGGGCAACTTGAATCATCAACTTCTGAAAGTCTGACGATACCGTCATTCTCACACCAGTAGACATTTTCAAGGTCTGCTTTTGCAATTATACCATCTATTTGTGCGTCCTTGTTAATTTTCTGAATTGACACGACATTTGCAAATTGATTTGCTGGATTATCTACCAAAGATAGTTCATTAAGTTCATAATCTTTGACTACTCTAATTGTCTTAGCGACATTTTCATCATAAGCATTTTCTGAATCTTTGATTATTCCGCCAATTGAAAAACCTGAAAGAGTACCATCAAGTACCTTTTCCCAAGTATCTTGAGCACCTTTAGAAATATAAGCATCTACATAAACACCATTGTAAAGTTTATCTGTAGCCTTGTCAAAAAACTTTTCTTGTCTAAAATTAACAACCTTGCCAACTGCAATAGATTGATGCATTTCTCTTAGATTGCCACGGAACATTTCAAAAGCTTTTATACTAACATCGGTAGGAACAATATCTGCTTGTTTGTCAATGTTATCAAGCGTAGCAAATCCAGAAACGATTCTACGCTCTACATCCACTTTAGCAATTGGCATAGATAACTTTATATCATCGTTATCTGAAGTCCAATAAGCCTTGCTTAAATTAGTCATGTTACTTCCTATTATATATGTATTTTTTATATATTTATAATATTGTTATATTATAGTACTGATCTTCCTTCGCCACCAGGATTTCTTCCTGTTGTGGTTGCGGTAGAATCAGATGCTTGTGCCGTTCTTTGCTGGTCTCTTTCTCTTGTTCCAGCCATTTGAGCATTTTGCTCTGCACGTTGTTGAGGGGTCATAACTACTGGAGCGTCTCCTTGCGGAACCACTGGAAGTCCAAGTCTAGGTCTGATATCATTTGGAACAACAACCTGTGCTCTTAGATATCTTTCATCAATTTGACTCTGGGTATTTTCATCAGTCAAAGTTAATTCATTAAACTTTAATAAAAGAATGTCTGTCTTTTCTTTAATAAGTTTATTGATTGTTTTTTCTAAATTCTTTTGGGCTGGTCTAGCTACCTGCTCTTTAAATGTTCTATCAGATACGAGTGCTGATGCAATTGAACTGCCAGGATCCGAACCAACTTTAGAAATTGGAACCTGGTGTGCCATAAGAATATCGTGAACATTTGAAGTTCTATACTTATCAAATGATCCTTCTTGAATTCCATTTTCAACTGGCTCCATTTTAAATTCAACTTTATTATCTGGACCGTCTCCAGGAAGTGGTATATAAAGGGTTCTATGATTCTGTCCACGAAGACCAGACTGTAGGAACCTAAACAACTTATCTTCTGCTTCTGAACTTAGCTTTGCACCCTTGAGTGTAACAATATATCTTGGAACTGCCTTGTTTTCAAAATAATCAATATTGTATCTTGCAGCAAGGTGGTCTCCAACTACTGAAGTTGCAGCAGATACAACATCTGGAACGCCATAGTATGTATTTTTTGGACTGTACTTTTTAATATGAATAAGTTCATTTGGTCGTAAATCTGTGGTTACAGGATTTGCCGTTTTTTTATCTTGAAAGTTTTTAAAGTAAACTACTCTTTGATTTACAATTTGCACATATCCATCACGCATACGTCTTACACGAACTGTTGTTGCAGGAATGTGACCAATGTATCCAATCTCTCCAGTATTTTTTCTTCCAACTTCAATGTATCCATTTCCAGTTGCTTCATAGTCTGTCATTGCTTTTTCAAGGACATGGGTAAAAGTATCTTCATCATTTAATTCTTCAAGCCAATTTGCAAGTTCAGACTTTGCTCTTTCAACTTTTCTTTGTGCTCTAACTCTTTGATTTGTGTCTTCAATCTCTTCTATTCTTGCTTTAACAATGTCAGACATTATAAAACCATATCCAAGACCTACTGTATTTGCAACCTTTGCATTAATTGCAGCGTGGTTTGCAAAAGAATTATCAAAAAAGAATGCCAACTCGTCAAGATTGTATGGTGGCAAAACAACGTCAAAAAGACCATACGCTGTAGTAATGTCTTGTTCTGGAAATAACTGCTTAGACTTTGTACCATCTTGACCAGTGTAGGCTTTGTTCATTCTTGTAATTCTACGTTTAAAGTTTGCATCTATACCATCAAAAGCTTTTACAAGATCAGCTTCAGTCATAAAGTCATCTGTTTTATTTGCAGTTGGCTTATTTCTATCTAAGTTATCAATTCTAGCAATTACTTCATTATTCATCTCCATGTTTTTGCAACCCCTTTGCTGCATCTTGGAAAGCACCAGTGTCAAACTCACTTGGTATATATCCTTGCTTCATTCTGTCAATCTGAACAGAATGCTCTTCATCAGTAATTCTTGTAACTCCTGCCATAAACCTTGCTTCTCCTGGACCAGCACCATAGTGTGCTGCAGCCTGTGTAATTCTGTTAATAGCAGCTATGTCATATTTTCGAGCTGGAATATTCATAAAACTTCCATTGCCATCTCCAAATATTTTTCCAGTTTCTGTTTTCCAAACATATATTCCGTATTCAGCATCGTTTTCTACGACCCTTACTTTTGGCTTGTTTGGCAGTTTTTGTAATCCTTCTAGATAATCCATGACATCATTGTACCATAAATTATTGCTTAGACCAAATATTCGTCCCAAGTTATGTCATTTATTATTACAATTGAGTCTTGAGTAACATTTAAGATGCTGTTGTCGTCAGCAATTCCTGATGAAAGACCTAAGTAAGTGTTAAAAACTTCTTCTCCATCTAAAGAAAGTACGGTAACGTCTAAAGATTGTTCGTCTAAGGCTTGTCTCCATGTTGCAGATGCAGACCAGTAAGTCCAGTTTTGATCATCAATAATATTCCATTCATCATAAACAGTAAGCTCTTGTTTGATAGGGTTTAGCTCAATAAAGCTTGCAACATTGTCTACCTTAACTCCAGAATATATTTCAATTTCACCAATAATTCCGTTTAAAGGTATTGAATTTTCTTGCAAAGATATAGCAATATAGTTCCAAGAAAGAGGCTCAATTACCACATTGTTTACAAGTTTTCCATTTAAAAAGAATCTAGCATTTGTAAACTCTGTACCATTTTTGGAATCAAAGATTTTAAAGAAAGCTCTTTTGCCATCAGCCTCAGGCTCCAACACAATGTCATAAGAATCATCAGAACTAAATATTTTACCAACTTTTTTTATTTCTGTAAACTGATTAGACTCATTGTACATTAAAAACATTTGCAGTCCAACAACCTCTTGATTATTTTTTAAAGATTCATTTATTGGTATTGAAACTCCTTTTACTAAATTTTCATCAACATCTGGCAAAACTTCTATTCCAGATTTTCCTGAAAGATATAGGTATGGAGATGATTCTGTATCAATAATAACTGGTATATTTCTTTTATAAACATACTGGTCTTCATTTTTTACTATTGGATAAAACTTTCCTGCAGCAGGGCTATTGATTGAATAAAACTGACCTTCATCAAAAGATAGTGCAGCTATTCCCATATTTTTAATATTTACATTTTCTGTATAAATTCCTTTAGAAGAAATTTCAATATGAATAGTTATGTAATAATTGGTAAACCCAGATATATCTTTTGGAGGGTAAATGATAGTTCCATCATTAATTCTATACTTTGTATCTTCTGAAGAAGTAACTTCTCCCAAGTCTAAAATTTTACTTATTCCAATGTTTTCTATATTTGTAAACTGAGTATACACTACCTGACCAGTTTCAACAACATTCTGCAATGTTACATAAACTTTTGTTGACAAAGAATCTTCATAGAGTGAGGAAGTTTCGTTATACTTTGAAAATATTGAACTTGGTGTGTCAATATTAAACTGCAACAGGTCTAAGTCATACTTTAACTTGCCATTAGACTGAACTATGTCTTTTCCAAAATATGAAAGGGGTATTGAATTTTCCCAATAACCTGAAACACCTACATCTAGTATTATTGAAGTATTTGTTGTTTTTGGCAACAAGGTATAAGATCCAATATAATCATATAAATCTGTATTAAAGTTTTTAATTGCTATTCCAGAAGAATTAAATATTTGAGAGCCATCTTTATCTGTAAAGAAATCGTTGTTTATTGTTAAGGAAAATATTTTTCCAAGAAACACCTCTTCGTTATTTCCTGCAAAATTTAAAGAAAGGCTTTCTGGTCTTGAAAAAAAGGATCCAACGGTTGAAAAATATGTTTGCTCAATTTTATTAAAATCAATACCAACTGCAAAGTAAGAACTTGCACCAACAGGGGATGAATTTAAAATAGTTTGATTGTAAATATACTGGATGCTTCCAGAATTTATTGCTACCTCAAAAGTGTTTGAATCAAAACTATTTGAAATATAAATTAAAGACTGTCTTGTTGAAACATTGTTTGAAGATTTAAGTATTGAGTGTATAGATCTTGTTTGATATTTAGTTTGATTTAATTTTGAAAAATAAATTGTCCCATAAGAGTTACTTGTTAAATATAGATTATTTGGATCCATTGAGATGTATGGATACTCTTCATTTTGTATTGAATAGTTATCTTCATAAAAACTTGAAGTAACTAAAGATTTTTGATAACCTGTTAATTCTGAGTTATTATTAAATATAATCTCTGGCAATTGATATTGTGGTAAAGTGATTCCTTTGTCACTAGCTACAATATTATTATAAAATCCATCATTCCATTTACTCCTGTCTGGGTATCTAACTGTAGAGCTATATCCAGAAAATGGAAAGTCTACATATGAAATTACTCCATTTTTTGCTGCAATGATATTTTCTTGTTCTTCAACTCCTTGTGCAAATACATATCTCTTTTTTGCAACCTGCTCTGCAATGACATATGGAAATATTGAAAAAGAATCTATTTCAAAAATATTTATATACTCATTTGTATAAAATCCTAAGTAGTCTTGATTCTCTGCTGGAAAAGTTGGAATCTGTAATGATTCAATGGGAATTGATATTACCTTTTCTCCATTTATCATTAAGAAAATTTCATTTGTACTTTGACAAAAATTGACTAACATTGGTCTATACCATTTTCCAATAAAATAAGATTTAGTATATTTTTCAACATTTACAGTTATGAAATCTCTATCAACATATATTCCATCCTCTGATGAAAGTGGTCCAAAAATTCTTGTTCTTGTAGTTGTTTCAGGATCAATTCTTAGCCAAAATTCTGTTGTAAGTGTTTTATTATATCCGTACTGATTTAAAAATCCTTTTCCAGGAAATACGAGTGACGGAAAATTATAATATTGATTAGAATTTAAATATACAGTAGATCCAGAATTTGTAAGATACTCTGCATATCCTGAAGAAGATGAAACAATACTTAATGCATCTTTATTTAACTGCATATTTCCAGAAGATCCGTAGACCATTGGAATTCCTGAGAGTTTTGCAGAAAAAGAATTATTTAAGCATGTAACGTATCCATTGTCTGAACTATCATTTAAACCATACGGGTCTAGTATTGCACACTTTATTACTTCAGGAAAATCTATTAGTGAACTAATGCTACCTGGTAAATTAACTAAAGAAGCACTAGAAATTCCAGTACTTATTGAATTATAAGGCTCAGACCATTGTGCGACAGAAACTCCATTAAAATAAATAGAAGACTCTATCTCATTAGCATCAACGTCTTGATCAAACACAACTCTTATAAAAGGATAAAAACTTTCTCCAGCTGTAGATTCTGTATAAGAAATTTTTTCCCAAATATTTGTTTTTAGAAATGAATATCTTGTATATAATTCTTGTCCATCTACAATAAATCCTATATCTGCATATAAAACAGAAGTTTGCTCAGGAATATATATGTAATTAGAAACACATATACTGCCCTTGTTTGAATCAAACTCTAAATAAGATAATGACGAGGATAAAGAGACTGTAAACTCTATTGTTGCTGCTGAAGCTGTAGCAAGATATACTTTATTTACATTTAACTCATCAAAAGGATAGCCAGACAATGTAAATGCAGCAGAAGAACTAACAGCGTTATCAAAATCCCAAGAGGAAGTAGTGACCTGCTTTTCTGCTTCTGAAATTAAAGAAACAAAATAGTTTGGCTCATCCATAGCCCATAAAGCTACTGGATGCTCTGCGTAGACTCTTGAAGCATAAAGACTTGAACGTGTGTAGGACATAGATTACCTCTATCCTATTTTATCATAGAGGCTACCTTGTAATATCTACAATTTCACATGCTCCAGCAACACAAGACAACTCTTGACTTCCAGTTGTTCCATCTGTTGTTTCATATAGTGAAAGCATTTCCCATCTAATGGAATCAGGCATTTTCTTTACCCAAGATTCATATTCCTCTTTAGATATTTCTTGATATGGAGCTTGTTTATAAGAGTGCTCTACAGATGGAAGAAAAGATACTCCACCAATTGAGTCAAAATTATCAAATACCCAAGCACCAACACGCATCCATTCATCTTCTTCAACATTAATGGTAACGCTTGGATTATGTTCTGTCCAATGAGTTCTATATGTTTTCCACATTTCAAGATGATCAATTGCAGTTAAATCTTTTGTAAGAACTGCATTCTTTGGAGCCTTAATTGGAAAATAAAATACTGTTGTAAGTTCTGGCTTCATAACATCTGGTTCAAATGGAATTCCAGAGTCTTTTAAGAATTGTGTTAAAGGATCTTTATTATCTGCTCTAACACTTCTTATGTAGTATTCTGAATACCATGGATGGATGCCAGAAGATACCCCTGTAAGCTGTGAGACTGTTCCTGACGGCTTTACACAAGTAATTGATACTGACGGGTTAATATTTAAAGACTTAGCCTCTTTGTCATTTACTGAAACAGATAGATCTCTCATTTCATCAAGGAGTGTTTCTAAAGCCTTACCATTTGTAGCGGTAATTTTATTTCCATAGATACCTGTCAAAGATACACCAAGAAGTCTTTCTTCTTCACAATTGTCTTTCCAAGTTTTTCTAATGTATTTAAAATTAGTTAAAGTTGATTGCCAAGTTCCAAGAATTGTTGCAAGTCTAACTTTTTCAAGAAGAGTTTCTTTTGTATCAGTTGCATCAATTACAACCTCAGTTAAATTACAAAATTCATTTGGACGAAGAAGAATCTCTCCACAAGGATTTGTACCACCAACAAGACTTGAGTCTCTACGACCAAACTTATCAATGTGCTTACGAACAGAATCAATATTATAAATTCCACGTTCGCCAGACTTTGATTCATACAGGTTTCTCCACTCACGAAGGAACTGTGCAGTATTTGGCTTTGAATTATATACAGCAGAATTGTTTGCCAATGCTCTTTGACCATTGCCTTCCCACCATTGACCACTCTTTGCTTTTGCCATTTCAAAATCGTCTAGATTAGAAAGTGAAATCAAAGCACTTCTACGAACTCCTCCAACAACAACAACTTCTCCAATCTTACACATTAGGTCGTGTGCCTCAATTGACTTTAATCGTCTTCCTGATGCAACCTTAAATGTTTCAATTGTAAAATTAAACAAATCTACCAAAGGAGCTGGACCAGATGCTCTTCCACCAAATATTTTTAGTCTTGCTCCAGCAGGACGAACCTTTGATACATCCCAGTTTGGAATTTGACCTTGACAAAGAAGTGCAATCAACTCTTTGTAAGCTTTTGCCCATCCAAGTTTTGAATCGTCAACAACAATTGTTGTATCTGTTTGAAAGAATGATTCTGAAATAATTGGTAGTTGATTAATATATTTTTGTTCAACACTAAAACCAACTCCAGTTCCGTTCATAAGGATGTACATAGCCTCATCAAAGGCTCTAGGATTGTCTACAGCGATGAACGAGCAATTGTAGGCTGCAATGTGGTCTCTTTCTAAAGCAGGTCCAGCGGTCATCAGTGCCCTCATAGATGGCATTATGTGATGATGTAAGATTGCTTCTCTAACTTCATTAAAAACTTTTGCATTTGGGCTATAGCCATGATTAAGAACAAGATGGTCTCGCATAAAGTTACAATATCTGTCAACTGTTTCCTCCCACGTTTCTCTACGGTTTTCGCTTTCAATCCAACGAGCGTACCTTGAAATATGAATAAAATTGCGATATGGATCTGTTATAGATCCGTTGGAGTCAATAAATGACATTGTGTAACACGTCCTTCTGATAAAATGGGAATAGTTATATTCTACACGAGTATTCAAGGAGAAGCAAATGGAACTATCAATTCAAGAAATAAATTTATATAACAATTTAGTTAAAGATGGAAAAGCATTACAAATTCTTTGTCCCTTTAATGAAAATCAAGAATTTCCAGATATGGTGATTAGCAGAATGGATAGTAGTGATAAAGTTTATTTTTATTGTTTATCTTGTCAAGCATCTTTTTATCCAGGAATTAACTTGATAGAAAAAATTAAAGGATATATTTCTTTATCTATTTCTTAAATAATATTTTAGAGTTGTTTGTTGACTCTTGAATATATTTTCTATTAACAAAACTTTTGTCACCTGGTCTTCTAATCTTTTCTTTTACTGAAAATGTATCAAAGACAGTTCCAGGAGAAAAGTAAGAAACAATTCCTTGACCAATTACTAATGCATAAACTTCTTCATCTATTTCTTTTGAATCATTTGTTAAATTAATGCCAAGAGTAGGACACTTAAAATCCATATCGTATTGCTCTCTTGGAATAGATCTTTTTGCAACTGGTCTAGTTTTAATTTCAGCTTTTGAGCATTGATAATAAATTCTATCTGAAAGCTCTTGCATATTTTGATCATTGTTATAAAAGTAAGCGTTAAACAACTCTTCTTCTGGATATTCTGGAATAAAAAGACTAATGCATATGTCAGCATTCTGTTCATGCACTGCTAAGTTATGAGGAGTGCTTTGTCTAATATATTTCTTTAAAAAAGTTTTAACTGGTTCTGAGTATTCATCACTTTTTATATATATTTTAGCCATACATATATTATAACGCAAGAATTTTTTTACAAACTTCGTCCCAATCATATCCTCTTTGTTTCATTGAAAACTGTTCAGATATAATTTCAAAATTTTTAGTTCTTTCTTCAAGTCTTACTTTTGGATCTAACAATTCTTCCATATGACCTAGCCACTCATCTGGAGTATTAGCAACTCTTCCAACTCCAGAATCAGCAAGCAGTTGATATTCTGGTAATGCTTGTGAAATAAAAGGTATTCCAGCTGCTCCGTATTCAAGACCTTTTAAATATGACTTTGCATGATTAAATTCAACATCTCTTAATGGAACAATTCCTACATCCATTTTTCTATATAATTGTGGAACATTCATCATTGTTTTCATTGGCTCAAGTGTACAATATTTTTTATCAATACCGATTTGATCTGATGCTTGTGGAGCATTAATAACATTTCCTGCATGATGAAACTTTAAATGTTTCTTTTTTAAAAACTCTCCAAAGAATGGTCTTAATGTTTCTAAGTCTCCAGATCTCCAAGGAGTAGCACCAACCCAACCAAATTTTGGAAGAAGACCAGCATAATCTTTTCTTTTTATTCCCCATCTTTCAATATCAATACCATTTCTTACTAAGAATACTGGCTTACCTGGATATTTTTTTTCATAAAAATCTTTTAAAAATGGGGTAGAAGTTATTAAAGCATCTGCTTGTTCAATAATCGCAATATAGTGATCTCTATTATTGTCTGGATTTGAATCTGGATGAGTTGTTTTATAAGCAAGGTTTGTTTTTTCAAGACCTTCCATATGATCATCAATATCAACAACAATTTTTTGACCAAGTTCTCTTGCTTTTGTAACATGATCAACAAATCTTTTGAGCATAATTAGTTTTAAAACAACTATGTCCCATCCGTGTATTGCTTTTTCATCTGGAATTAAAATACCAAAAGCGTGTTCTTCGCTAAATCCTGGCAGACCAATTCCACTTTCCCAGCCATGCTCCTTCAATTGCTTCATTGGAAGGTATGCTCTATACCAACCACATCCGTTTGGCTGTAGTGGCTTTACGCCAAAAGTCCAGTCATAAGTTAAAAAAGCAATTGTCGGAGTTGGCATAGGTTTTGTTACTTACTTTCTGTTTTTTTTGTAGCAGCTTTTTTAACTGCCTTAACAACTTCTGTAGCAACTTCTTCTGAGGTTGAGTTACCAGAAATTTTTCCAAAGGCAATGTCATTCTTATTAAAATAACGAATTGCAACTGGAGCAAATGCAGCTACTAGAGCATATAGATATGTATATAGATCTGTATTACCTGCAAGGTATAGTGCAAGTGCTGCACCTAAAAATGAGCGACCATAAGATTGCAACATTTCTTTTTGTGACTTTGTTAGCTTGAGTACCATGTTAATTCTCCTGTCTATAGTACTTATCAAGATTATATCTTAAAAGTATAAAGTTGTCAAGATTGCTATTAGAATAATTGTCTTCCGATTATTGCTTTTACTTCTAAATCTGTTAGTCCAAGAGCAATTAATTTACTTTCTGCACTCAATAGTGCATCATAGTAATCTTTTCCATCTACACCTTCTGGTACAAAATACCATCCAATCAATTCTGAACTTACACCAGAAATACTTGAAAGCTCCCAAACATCGTACCCATTAGACTGACTTTTAGTAATTCCATCAACTTTTTTAAAACTTATACCCATAATTCCTCCTATATCTTAATTATATAGTTTAAAGCCATATAGGGCTGTAGATTTGATAGAGAGTCAGATGTATGCTGTGGAACAGTCGTGGTATGACTATGAGATCCACCAGAAACTGCATTAGCTGTTGAATCATTATTGGTAGCCACACCAACACTATGTGAATGATTTGTGGCATTTGCTATATTTGTAGCAGTAATTGCATGATCGTGATCCACACCGCCACTATCAACGTTGCCATTAACTGTATGGGAGTGTGCAGAACTAGCCACATTTTGACTAGATCCAAGTGGAGTACCAAGGTTGCTACTAGAGGTTCCTGTTGCAAGCGTATCTGCATGATTATGATTTAGAGCGTTAGCGTTTCCAGTATTAGTAATTTGATTTGTGTTATGATTATGATCTCCAGTATTATTTTGATTTACAGTAGTTCCATGGCTATGTGCGTTAGTGTTGTGTCCATGACCATCATGATTATTTGAAGCAATTGCACTACTTGCAGCAATTGTATGTTGATGTGTCATTGCTCCACCAGTTTCACCACGGGTATCAAATTCAGCTTGAGCTGCATCAATTCCAACTACAACTTTTCCTTTTAAGTTTGGAACATTAAAGTTTGCACCAGATCCACCAAATGTATACCCAATAACACCATAAAGATTTGCATAAGTTGTTGTGGAATAGGATGTTCCATCACAAAGCAACCATCCAGTTGGGGCAGTAGCTGCAGAATGAATTGAAATCATTCCAGTTGGAGTATTTGTATTAATTTGAGTTTGTATAGAAGAAGTAACACCATCTATATAGCCAATTTCAGTTGAACTTACATTTCCAATAGATGTTGTGGCTGGTAAGACTGCTGTTCCAGTAACTGTTGGAGAAGTGATTGCTGGAGAAGTCAAGGTTTTATTTGTAAGAGTTTGCGTTGTTCCAGTTCCTACTACTGAATTACCTGCACCAACACCATGAACGTCTGAAATTGCTCCAGTATGACCAGATATTCCAGAGGTTGCTGAAGTAATTCTAGTATCAAGATCTACAATTGTTGCATGAAGACTTACATCTCCTACTGTGTTTCCATCTGTAGAATCTCCATAGTAAAATAATTCAAACGCATTTTGAATATCTGCATTGTCAGAAAGTTGTGGAACGTATGTATCAAAAGTAACATTGTCAAAACCTTTTGTTTCACTAATTTTTATTGGCATAAGATTATCCTACTCCAGCAGTTATGTAAAAGTTTACAGGGACTGCAGATGATGAAATTAGAGATACAGATCCTGAAGAAAATTGTGCACCCTTTAATTCTGCAATAAAAGTTTTTACAGTCGAAACTGTTTGAATATCTTTATTAGAAATAGATATAAAAGCTGGGCTATTTAGTTCTGATATTGCCTGAACAAGAATGCTATCTGGATTTAAATTTTCTGGAGCATTAGAATAAAAATCTGCTAAAGGTATTGAAACAGATCCAGTTCCAGATGTAAAGTTAACTGATTTTTGAACGCTATGAGATATTGGCTGAAATTTTAATATAGATTGCCAGGAGCTACCACCAGGAACTGCATTAAGTTTATAAACAACACCGTAATTTCCACCAAGTAAACTATTTATGTAAAGGTCGTTTACTTTTGCATCTACAAGACTTGCTGCATTTTGTGTAGGAGTTCCAACGCCAGAGTAGAACTCAGAACCTCTTTCTCCTTGTGGACCAATGTCAACATTTACAGATACTGAAGCAGGTGGTCCAACTACAACTAATTCATCATTAGATATAATAGTATCTATTGCCATACTAAGTTACCGCCACATCTTGTGTAACACTTATCGTTCCAGTTAAAAGTGTAAATACTTTTCCAAAGGAAGAAGAGGATGCACTTGTGTTTTGAATTTGAAGATCATAAAAATATGCTGGAGCTGTTAATTTTCTACCGCCAGCTGGTTTGATTGTGCAGGAAACATGATCTCCATCTTGAACAGTCGCTGAAGCGTCTGTTGAAGCAGTAACAGAATTTATAGCAGCTGCAGATGCTGATACGCCTCTGGCTGTAGAAACTAAGAAAAGTGCAGTGTAATTAGAAAGATCATCAAAAACTCCACCACTTGAATTCTTTGGATATACAAAAAACTCAAAAGTGTCACCAGCATAGTAGTTAAAATTATATGTACCTGGAAATGCCATAGTTAATCACCTTAAATTATTATACCATGTTTGATTTATAGTTCAAGTTCTAGCTGGTCTTTTATTGGAATACTAAATCTTGGATTTGGATCTTCCCAGCCAAAACCGCTTGCTCTTTCATATCTTCTTAAAGACAAAATACAGTCTATTACTCCAAGGCGGTATTCATCAGACATTCTATCTGGATCATCAATTCTATTTGCATATCTTACATCTAATAAATCATATAGAGGTCTATAAACATTTCTAAAATTAAATAAAGAGTTTATAAACATATTTGATACTGGCTCAGCAACACTAGCCTTTTTTAATTCTTGAACAGCTATTTCTGCCATATACATCATTTCTGCTTCAACCATATTGTTTACACAATAAGTTAAAACTGAGTAAATAATCAATGCTCTAACTTGATCTTCTGTCAATCCATTTATATCTTTACCAGCAATTAATTCTTCTGCTTTTTCATATGTCAAATCTTTCCAGATCCACTCTTTTTCATGAGACAAAACTTCATCCAAATACTTTTCAATATTTGTTTGATGAAACTTTTCATGGTCATGTATTTTATTTTCGGGATCCATCACATGAGTATGTCTATAACTAAATTTTCCAACATGCTCATGATTTTCTGCATCTTCATGAGTATGATCATGTTCTGGCATGACTGTCATAATTATTCCCAATCCTTCAAAACTCTAAAATTATCTTTATATCTATTCTTCATATGCCTTTCAGCTTTTCTCCAAATTTTATTAAACTCTGTATTATATTTATTTACTTTTGATCCCCAGGATTCTCTTTTAAAAGGAATAATTTGAATCATTGGAGTTCCTGCTGGAATAAGTCCTTCAAAATCTTTTCTTAAAAAGAATGGAAAGTTTACTGGTGTAGGATGATTATCCGTATCTACAATTGCTGGTAGACATTGGAATGGCAAATCATCTCTTAAAACTGGTGACATAAAAATTGAAGAATATCCCTTTGGAGTTTGAGTTATCCAAGGGTTTATAAATTTATATCCTATTGGATGAAATTCTTTAGGAATATTAAAACTATCATATTGCATTTGTCCATGACTTTCAATGCAAGTATAATCATTTATAGCCCATGAAAAGTTTGGAAGCCCATCTTCTTTTATAGAAACATGAATATCTGCAGGAGTTTTAATAATATATCCAGCAGAAATTAAATCAAAAACTGGCATACAAGCCTTTATTGTTGTATTATATGTTCCAGTTTCTGGACTTAAAAACTTTTCTCCACCAGTATATCTATTTTGTTTTTTATACCACTCAGGAATTTCATCTTTAGCTGGAATTGGATTATCAAAAATTCCATCATAAAATTCTTTATATGGATAAAAATTAATAATATTTCTCTTCATACTTTTCTTTCTATTATGCTTTTATAAAGTATAACACATTTGCATAAGGAACTGAAATTGGATTAGAAACTGTTCCATCTACTGTACTTGCTGAACTATTTGCAGCAGATGTTGCAGAAGAGCTATGGGTATGACCTGCATCACCAGCATTTCCTGAGTTTCCATTAATACCTCCTGCATGTGTATGATCTGCCCCACCAACAGCAGTAAAATTATTTCCATTAACACCAAAATTATGAGTGTGATTTCCTAAAAGTCCTCCACCTGCAGTTCCTGCTGGTCCATTTTTCTGAGAAGCCCCCATAACGCCAGCAGACAATGTTCTAGTGTGTCCATGATTTGCATCTCTCATATTTCCAATAGCATTAAAATTATAGTTATGTGAGTGTGTTACATTTGCTGCATTCATAGAAAAGTCATTATTTGACATTGATACAGGATGTGAATGATTATACGATGTTAATTTTGTTCCAACAGTATTTGTGTTATAAAAAGTACTAGATGTTCCAACAATTGTCATTTTATTATCTTTAAGATTTGGAACATTAAAGGATGCAACTTTTGTAAGTGTTATTTGGGCAGGAGTACTAGAATTACCAAAAATAAGAGTAACAGAGGTTGAGCTTATAGCACCTATTCCCAAAAGTGAATACCCAGGCAGGGACGGAACAAGAGTATTTTCTAAAGTAAATAAATTACTAGAATTGGGTATGTCATATGCCTGAAAATACTCAACTGGGTTGTTATTGTCATCATAACTTATTGAACTACCACCAAGTGCTGTAGAGGTTATACTACTTGTTCCACTACCACCATAAGAATAACCAATTACTGAATGAAGATTTGTGTATCCTGAAGCAATTAACAATCTTCCATCACAAGGTATCAATCCAATTGTGACATATGATGTATCACTATATTCTGAAAATGGACCTGCAATAGTAACTATTCCACCTGTTGGAATATAAGAGTAAGATGATTCTGCATCTATTGAGTCTGATTTAAAGTCTGCCATAATTTTCTCCTATGTTTTTATAAGGAAATACACCTGCTTACTTAATGGAGTCATATTTGAAGTATTAACCGAATGAGAAGAACTTCCTATATTAGTATTATGATTGTGATTATGGTTTGTTGCATTATGTATTGTAATGTTGTGTGTATGATTATATGCATAATTATTTGATGCTGCTGACCATGCTGCACCACCATGAGTGTGATTAACTCCTCCAGATGGACCAGAGGCATACGGTCCTGCAGGACCAGCGAGTCTTGTTGGAGAAGACCCAAGACCAGCACCAGATGTATTTGTATTTCCACTAACACTTCCATGATTATGGCTATGTGAGTCAGTATTTGATCCTGATGTGTTTGAATTATGATTGTGAGAATGATCATAAGCAGAAAAACTTGTTGCATTTATTCCAACATTATGACCATGTGTAAATGAAGCTGGATATGTTGCTTCAGATGCTATTGTTGAAAAAGGCATTCTTTCAGTAAGATTATTTGTTGCATTATAAACAAGTGGTGGAAGTTTAAATGTAGATCCAACTAGTGCTCCATATGTTGTTCCAATATGTGAATATAATTCTGGATAATCTGCAGTATTTGCATAACTTCCATCACACAATAGCCATCCGTCAGATATTGTTGAATCATTTCTAATGATAATAGTTCCAACTGGATAATTTTGAATAAATCCATTTTTATCAACTGCTGCGTTTAATCCTATTTTTAAGTTTGCCATATTAAAATCCTCATATCTTCATTATATAATTCATTATAATAAATGGTTGATACTGTTTTCCTGGATCTGTTAAATTTCCAGAAAGTCCGCCTATGGAATGACCTGCACTATGGCTTCCACCTGTATTCATATTTACAGTAGTTCCATTATGTACATGGTTAGAAGTATCTCTTGCATCTGCAGAAGAATTTTCATTTTGTGTATGTGAATGAGGTCTTGGAACAAAAGAAATTGGTCCTCCTGCACTTGTACTATTTGCAATAAGATTATTTGTAGCTGTAGCAGAAGTAGTAGTAAAGTTAGCATTGTGCCCATGCGATGGACCAGTAGCTCCAGAAGCATCTCCAGAGCTTATTGAATTATATCCATGAGTTTCTGAAGCAATTGCATTATCTATTCCATAACCTGCTACGGAAGTTGTATGAGTATGATTTGTATTTCCATAAGTTGCTCCAATATTTCCTGAAGAAGATGCTCCTACAATAAAAAATCCTCTTAGGTCAGGAGTTCCACTTGTTCCGTCACAAATTGCCCAACCAGTTGGTGCTACAGTTCCAGCAAATGGAATTATATCTCCAGTTTTTGGAAGAGAATTTTTTCCAGATGTAGATACTCCAGTACTTTTAATATCTAAATTTTCTTTTAATTTTAAATTAGCCATTATATAGATACCTCAGTTGCTATAATCTCAATATTAGTTCCAGATGTTACCGCTACAGTAAGAACTGCATTTGGTGCAGAATAAGATGGTGTAATTGTGACTGTTGGGGCAGTTCCTTGCGTAAGAATTGCATACTCTGTAATGACTGGAGTTGCTGTTCCTCTTGCCAACATCAACACCTTTGATACATAATTTCCAGTAGAGGTAGATCCATATACAATAAATTCTGCAGAGGAATGAGTTGTTGTATCAAATGAGGATGTTGCAGAGGTTGTTCCAGTTGATGCTTGCATCAATGCTTGTCCATTAATACTAAGATTTGGAATTGTTACAGTTCCAGTAAAAGTTGGAGAAGTAGAAAATACTGCAGATCCAGAACCAGTTTCATCTGACAATAGTGCTGCTAAACCTGCAGAGTCTGTAAAGGATGATCCACCACCAGAAATTGTTCCCCATTCTAGGGCGGTAGCACCAGCATTAACCTTAAGGACCTGACCAGCAGTTCCAAGAGTTGCTAGTCCAGTTCCACCATATGCGTATCCTAAAGCATTTGTAAGGTTTAGGGTTGGGATTGTTACCGTTCCAGTAAATGTTGGGGATGAAAGCAGGGCAACCGTTCCAGTTAAGGCTGGTAGCGTAATAGTATTTGTGCCTGATATTGCAGTGGGAGTAATTGTAATAGTTCCTGAAGTTGAACCATTTAGTAATAAATTTTTACCTGTTCCAAGGCTTATATGCTCTGATGATGTCCAAGATGAGGTAGAGTTAACCCAGTTAAATGTTTTATCGGTAGTACCCTTAAGTGTAATACCACCGCCATCTGCGGTAGTGTCTGTTGGAGAAGTAACAGACCCTAATTCAATATTTTTATCATCAACAGTTAAGTTGGTTGAATTAATTGTAGTTGTAGTTCCATTAATAATTAAATCCCCAGAAAGTGTTAGTGATGTGCCAGATACTGGACCAGTAAATGTTGCACCTGAAAGTGCTGCATAGGAAGAAAGATCAGAAGTTAAAGCAACTGTTCCAGTTGCATTTGGAATTGTAATAGTTCTATCTGCGGTGGGATCAGTTACGGTAAGTGTAGTTTCAAAATTGTTATCTGTAGCACCTTCAAAAACAATATCTCCAGTAAAGGTTGCACCAGCAATAGTAGCACCAGCAATAGTGGTGGTACTTGGAAGACTTACATTTCCATTCAGTGTAGTAAATCCGTATTGAGCACCTAAATTAATATTTAATGAACCTATTCCTCCCAATGAAGTAGTTGCAATATTAATAGTTTTACTTACCTCTCCTTCACCAGAATTTGAGTATGTTCCATTTGCTATATTAATAACGTAATTTGCTATCGCACCATTTCCATAAATGTTTCTAGATGAATAATTATCTGTTACTGTATAAGTACCATTATTTGTCTCTATGGTTCCACCAGATAATATATTATTTGTAGCAGTTACATTTGTATAACCAGTAGACTCACCAATAGTTAAATTATCCGTAGTTGCAAATGCAGAAAATGTTGCACCGCCGATAACACTTGTAGTAAAAGTAGGGCTTGTTCCAAATACTAAAGCACCAGTGCCAGTTTCATCTGAAATAACACCAAGTAATTGTGAGGATGTGGTTGCTGCAAACTGAGATAGATTACCTGAGGTAGTTGCATATGTTGAATTATCGTAGGAAAAAGTACCTGCAGTATTTTTCAATAAACCCGTTCCAGATCCAAGAGTATTTATTGCTGCAAGAGTTGCACTATATGCTTGAACGGTTGAACCAATATCAGTAGTTACTACCAAAGTTTTAGAAGATGGAATGGTTGTTCCATTAATAGATGTTGCTGTTGCTACACCAATATTTGGAGTAACAAAAATTGGAGAATCTGGAACTCCAATAGTAACGTTTCCAGCTGAAGCACTTACAGAAATTTCATTTATTGTTCCATTTATACTAAGAACACCAGAGTTTGAAATAACTCCAGTAGGATCATCATAAAAAAGACCTGAACCTAAAATGTTTCCAACAGCATCTTGTGCTCTTTCATCTGTATAGTAAAGATTAGTTCCTTCAGATATATTAGTTGTGCTATATGAACCTATTCCAAGAAATGCTGTTGATTGATTTGAATTATCTGGAAAAGTAAGATCTCCATTATTTTTAAATACCCAAGCTTTAGCTGCCCCAGCTCCACCTGTGTCTATGGTAACTCCAGTAGCTTCTGCAACAATAACAGAATTATTTAAACTTTTTATAGTAGTTTGTGTGTCATTTGTAATTTGAAGATATGCACCTGCTGATCCAATATCTGTTCCAACGGTTACTGAACCAGTAAATGTTGGGGAATTTGATGTTGCAAGACCTGCTTCATCTGCTGTCTGATTAATCCAAATAGATCCTGAAGAATCATATGCTAATACTTCATTGTTTGTAGGACTTGTCAGAGTTACATCTGAAAGAGTATAAAGATTATTTGAACCTTCCACTACGCCATTTACTTCTACCCAATAAGTTCCATCATAAATATAAAGCTCTCCAGTATTATTTTTATACCATGCATCTCCTGTTTCTGGAGATACTGGTTCTGTGGTAGATACCGTTATATTTGAACCTCCACCTGCACCAAGTTCAGACCACGCACCACTTTTATAAATTTTTGCAACAGAAGCGGAGCTATTAAAATATAGTTCTCCCTCGGATCCAACTGAAGGATCTGAATTTAGATTAACCAGCTTTAAACTAGTTAAAAACTTCTTTGCCATAATAATTCCTTTTTTAAAATGAGGGGCTGGGGTTTATTCCAGCCCCCCACATTATATTATACTTTATCCAATTACTACAACACGATAAGTGTCAGCAGCAATTGTTGTTGCACTATTAATTTTAATAGTTATAGCAGATGTTGATGTATGTTGTACATCTACTTCTACTTGATTATAATCAGCAGCAACTTCATATACTTGAACTGTTACATCCTTAGTTGCAAGGTTGTGTGTTACAGTCCATGTGCATACTCCAGAGGTTGATGTTAGCGATGTATTGTTAACTGCATATTTCTTTGGGAATCCGTCAGTTATTAACTTTGATTCTACGGCAGAAATATCAACAGCAAGACCACTACCAGTTGTCAAATAACTTGTTGAAGCTGTAACGATACCAGCGGTGAATGTTCCAGCACTTCCAGAATTGTCTGAATATGTAAAATCAACTGTTGAAGAGTCTGTTAGCATTGTGCCAACTGTATCTTCAACATACTCCTGTAATCCAGTTATATCAGATGTTGCATGGACGTGACCTTCAAGAGAGATAGCAGTTTCGCTACCAAGAAGTCCAGCTGACCATTTATCAGATGATTCATTCCAAATTAAAGAAGCATTTGTAGAACTTCCACGTTCAACTTCGATACCTGCATTTGCTGAAGGAGCTCCCGTTACGTTGCTATTAAGGGTAATTTGATTATCCTCAACCAACAAAGTTTCTGTGTTTAAAGTTGTTACGCTTCCACTTATAGTTAAATTTCCAGTTACATCAAGATTTCCTGCTATTGTTACATCGTCTGGAAGACCAATAGTAATTGATCCAGCAGATGCTGAAACAGTTACTTCATTAGCCGTTCCAGTAACAGATGTTACACCAGTATTAGCAATAACTAGACTTGAACCTTCGCCACCTGAACCAGTTACACTAATACCTGCACCAGATGCACTTGCACCTGCTACATAGTCACCAGTTGTATCTGTGCCAAGAGCAACAGAGTTTGCTGCAATAGTTGCTGCAATTGTTACATCCTGACTTCCATTAAAGCTAACACTACCACTTAAATCACCACTAAGACCAATAGATCTTGCTGTCTGCAAAGTACTAGCAGTACTTGCATTACCAGTTAAAGCACCAGTAACATCTACTGTAATAGAGTTTGGAAGGCTTACTGTTACTGCACCAGCAGATCCGCTTACAGATACTTCATTCGCTGTACCAGTAATGCTAGTGACACCTGTGTTTGCAATTGTAAGAGTTCCAGCACCATCGTTGTAATTTAAATTAATTCCAGATCCTGCAGCAAGAAGTTCTGCAACAGCGTCCTCAATTACTTCTGCGTCAACTGCAGTTAAAGATACCCAGGCAGAAGCTCCGCCATCGTAATACTTTAATTCATTATTTACAGTATTGTAATATAGTTGACCAGCTTTTCCTGCTGGATCTGTAGCTAAGTTATGAATAATTCCATTACGAAGCTCATTACTATTTAAATCAATATTTGTTAAAAATTTTCTAGACATATATATTCACCTCCTTCATTACGATAAATACGCCCTTCCCGAAAATGCTCCGACAAAGGTTAGAACTACAGTATTTGAATTTGGATAGTTGTATGACCCCTCAACAACTGTTCCTGCTGTATCAACTACTGTAATATTAGGCACAAAGCCCAATCCGTGTGTTATGCTCCAAGTTGTAGAAGCATTCTCTTGAATATGCATATAACCAAGCTCTTGGCTTCCAACCAAATCTACTGGAGTTCCCCAGCTTGATTCAGTTTTTGGACCATACAAATTCATATTTGTTGTATTTAAGAAAAAATCTCCAACAATACCAAGACCTGCTGAAGGAGCTCCAACACCATTTAAAATACCAGTTCCTCTTGCACCTTGAGGACCAGAAGTTCCTAAATCTACATTTACTATTTGCTCTGTTAAACTAACATCTACATTTGTTTCATTTACAGAAACATTATTGTTTATTTGACTAAGTTCTATTTTAACTTCAGGCATTATCTAGTTACCTCTGGAGTTACATTGAATGTACCTTCGATCAATCTATCAACAATGTTAGATGGACTTACTATTTCTAGGTCATAGACATGTGTTCCAGTAGGGAATTGAGAAGTTGCACTTGCTGAAATTAATATATCAATTGTTCCAGCAGATCCACCTAATGTGATTCCACTACCAGATACTAATGAAACTAATGGATTGTCAGAATAATATGCTTCTCTTACTTGAAGTCTTGAGGAATACCCAGATAAATTTACTGGAACTTCATCCAGGGTGTATGTTAAAGTCCTTCTAAACGTGCTTCCTTGTGGACAAACAAAGTTTACAAGCCCTGGGGTCATATTGGGCACTCCTATATAATTTTCTTACTTTTCCTATTATACCAAACTATTTTATTTCTTATCTGCAATATATGCTACTAATACATCATGGATTATTCTTAATTCTCCACTTAATTGCTTAACATCTGATTTAATTTCATTTTGATTTGAGCCAAGATTATTTACCTTGTCTGCCATGCTAGATCCGCCATTTGGAAATATTTGATGTTCTACACGATCAAGGCGATCTGCTATAGTTCTACCCTTTTCATCTTTACCAAGAATTCTTTCAAATTTTCTTACTGTTATATATCCAACGCTTAAAATAGCGGTAAGAGATAAAAACATCTGCCAGTTTTCGACAAACATAGATATTGAATTATTCATTGTTTTATGGTATACTCCAAAGTAAGACTTAAAAACAATTATAACATATAAATAACATAGGAGTAATAAATGCCTGATACTAAAGAAGAAGTAAAGAAAGTATTAAAAATTGCAGATCGTTGTGATAGATGTGGTGCTCAGGCTTTTGTACTTGCCACTGGAGTTTCAGGGGAATTAATGTTTTGTGGTCATCATTATCACAAATATGAATATTCAATTACTCAATGGGCTTATAATATTGTTAATGAACTAGATACTATTAATGAAAAGTCTGCAAGTAGTAATATTTAATATATTGTTTTATAAGATATTATATTTCCTCTGGTTCATTACCTTGAGCTAACCATTCCAAATAAATAAAATACTCTGGGTTATCTTCATGTAGTGCAATCCAAGTGGTGTCATTTTTGATAATTGCAAATTGATTTTCAAATGTTGGATGCTGGACTTTTTTATACATTACAACTCAATCTCTGCTATGTATCCAAAACTTAACCCAGTATTTGTTCCTGTAAATAAAACTGATACTAAAGTTGGATAGGAAGTTTGATAACTAGGTGTTACATTGTTTGTTCCAGTTCCAGCACCGTCAATGGTAGTACAACGACCAGAATTCCCTGCACCGTCAAACGGTGTAAAGTTTGGTGCTGCTCTCATAGTTGTCGGTAAAGAAACAGAAAACCATTTTTGTGCATTTGCTGTTGTAAAACCATTGATAACGGCAAAGTCTGATTTTCTATTTATGTAATAACGCTGACATAATTCTAGTTCTATACCAATAGGGCGTTGTTCAAATGGAGTGGCAGTTGAACCTGCCTCTACTTGAACTCCCCAGAAATCAAAAGTATTGGACTGAATACCAATAGAGTTTGCCCTAGACGCAAAAGTTGTACCTGCTGATACCCAGAACAAAGGGGAACTTAAATAAGAACTGGTTCCAATAGTTTTACCACTAATGGAAGGTATGGCAACACTAACTGAGTACCTTGCCCAAGACGTAGAAAGTGTTACTGTTGATGCGTTTGTAAGAACAGTGCTACTACCACCAGTGCCGAAGTTTTGAATAAACTCTATTGATACTTTAGGAGTTCCGCTTGCGGCTTTTGCCCAAAATGAAACGGTTACTGTTTGACCTGCAAAAGTTCTTACATCTTCAATACGTTGTTCAAAGGATGTGTAAACATCTGCTCCACTTTGTCCAGTGGTTACAATGCGATAAAAGTTTTTTCCTTCATAACCCGAAACAGGTGCAGCACCAGGCGTAAACGTCTGTGCAGAATAAGTGCCACCGCTTGAAGCGTGCGTCAGCCATCTATCAAAACCGTAAGCACCATTAGTTGTTAAACTTGTAAAACCACGCTGGTTAATACCAAAATCACCATTGATAATGGCATTGCGGAAACCTGTTTGTACTGCTGGAACTATTGGAGCATATGTTGAAGAAGCATTTACCTGTGTTAAATATGTAGAAGATGCAGAAACTTTATTAAGATATATAGCACTTGCTGAGGATTCTTCAAGGTAATTTTCAGTTAAATCAATTCCATTTATATTCCATACAGTACCATCAAAGGTATATCCATTAAAAATTTGACCAACACTTGCGGATCCTGGAAATATTGTAGCCATAATAACTAATTATATCATTAAAGATTAATTATAGTTCTGAGTTTAATCCAAGATTTGTTGTAGTATTTAATAAATCCCATTCAGCATATATATAAGTTCCAGCAACTGCTGCATGAGTTATTATAAGAGTTATCCAGTTAATACTAGGTCCAGACGAGCTAACAGATATTGCAGAGTTAGCTCCTGCTGCAACATTAAAAGATGTGTCTCTAAAAACAGATCTTCCTAAATAAGAACCAACTAATGCTGGAGAAATTCTCATACTTACTGGAAGATATACAGAAGCTTGAGCTTGAGTGGTACTTTCTCTAACCATTAAACCATTAAAGTCTGTTGTTGCATTAGGAGTTACAATATTTTGATAGTATCTTTGACATAAAGATAATTCTGTACCAATAGGACGTTGTTCAAATGGAGTAGCCGTTGAGCCTTCTTCAAGTTGGACACCAGTTAAATAAAAAGATGTTCCAGAGGTTATAGACGCTGGACCAAAGCCAACTCTTATTGATTTTGCGGTGCTAGGTATTGTAAGTGTTGCTGTGTACCTTGCGTAAGTAGAACCAGATGGGACTGACCAAGACGCTGGAGTAGCAGTTATGTTTGTCCAACTACCGCCAACTGCTGTATCAACGGAAGTTGTATACGACACATCTGGATTTATAGTTACAGATGCAGTAGATGCAATATAAACGGATAGAGTTACAGTTTTTCCAGCCAAACGAACTGCATTTGCAGTTTCAATAACTTGGTAAATAACCATTGATGCTGTAGCAGATGCCTGTGTTGCTTTTAAAGCGTATTGAAATCCAGTTGGAACTACAGTAGGTTCTCTTGCCCAAGTTGTTGTTCCAGCATCTGAGTACAACCACCATCTATCTGCTGAGTTGTAAGCACCATTAGTAGATGAAGATGTGCCACGTTGCCAAATATCCATGCCGCCATTAATAATTATATTTCTAAAACCTGTTTGTGTTGTTGGAACTATTGGTGCATATGTAACTGAGGCAGAAGCCTGAGTAAGCAGGGATCCTATTTGAGATGAAGTAGCTGTTCTAACAACTGTTACATTTGCCATAATGCTTAATTATACCATTTTAAAAAATTCGCAAAAAATTCCGCAAAAATGAAGTCGCAAAAAAATCGCAAAATAGTATATGTATACCCCACCTTATAACTATCGTTATATATGGAGGATTTTTCGGGGGTTTTATAAATATGCAGAAATATCCCCTATATGAAGATATTAGATATATCCGCCATCTTGAAGACCTGCTTGTATTTCATATATATTACCTTGCCAATGATTTCTATATATAATAAAAGATTTAATAGTGGCAAATGAATATAAAGCCAGAAATATGATTCCCCCGAATTTAGCAAATTGTTCACTATGCTTTAATTCATGTCTTAATATTCTATCTGCTAGATCATGAGGAGTTCCTGATTTGCATTTATTACAATGTCTATCTTGCTTTGCTAATATAACATCTCCTATTGTAATAGCCCAAGCCTTGTTATATTTACCTTTTCTACCATAGTTAATATAAATACCATTGTTTAATTGAATTGTCGTTCCGCCAATTATTTTTGAAATTAATAAACCCAGAAATGTTGACAAATTAAGATTGTTTAATCTATGTCTTTTACTATCATTCATATCTTTACCTCTTTGTTTTTTAATAATTTCATCCCCCTGCCCCCTGCAAATTTTTACATTTTTTCTAATTCACTACGTTCATATTGTAAAGACGTTTTTAATGCTTGTCAAATCGAGTGCCACAAAACATTGAACTTTGAAATTATTTGTAACACAATTGTAACATAACATCTCACATAATGAGATATATATTCATATTCCCCGATTTTCTGAAAATTTTTATTTTTGCAGCTAGATCCCATTTTGAAGAAAATCTGAATATTTTGTTAATGTGTATGATGCGTATATTTAGAATAGACTCACCTTTTTATTAGTGAGCCCATATCTATTTATTTTAGTTTTGACAAGTGCAAAAATTCTAGTTTTTAGAATTCATCTTCAAAATAGTTTTCTATTTCTTGGTCACTCTCGCAAATAATGCAATAGTTAATTTCCCAAGCGGTTAATTTATCATCACAAGTCAAGCACTTATTCTTGGTGATGTTTTCAAATGCTAGTTCAGTCATTGTTATTACCCCTCAATCATTTCGATAACTACTGCACCTATTGCAGATAGTAGACCAATGATAGCCGTTGCTATCATCACATTGGCAGACATAAAATCAAAACCGATAACTAGTAGTTGTAGTTCTAGTAGTAGTGCTGGTAGTGAGAATACAGCGATAAACACTAGTGGAGCGATTAGATTGTAAAGAAACATTTTTTTTCTCTTTCTGTTAGTGTTGAGATTTATTTGCTAGGCTCATTCGGTTTCCCGACTTATTTGCTAGGCTCACTCTCAACCTTTCTTATAGTCTTAACTTAGCATACCTGACTGACAATTTCTACCTGAATCTCACTATTTGAGATGAACAGTAGGTGAACAATAAATCACAGGTTATCCACAGCTGCCCGCGCCCACGCTGTCGGGCGTGTCGTTATGTGTGATCAAAAATGCCCTGGACTTTTATTCGTATGTAGAATAATCGTCAGGCTCACACATAATGCAGTAGGTATTTTCCCACGATGTTAATTTGTCATCACACTCAATACATTTTGTATTGGTGATGTTTTCAATTAGTAATTCATTCATAATGAATCCTTTCGTATTGCTAAGACTTATTTGCTAGGCTCATCCGTTAGGCTTATTTGCTAGGCTCATTCTTAACTTTTCTTATGTCTTTAGACTAGCAGAGGGGTCTGACATTTTTACCCCTTTTTCGGGCGTGTCGCAAAACTATTTTTGTGATGTACATCATAGAACATCTGTTCGAATGCCCGCGCCCTTGTGGATAACCTGTGTATAAGATGGGTATGAAATGCCCCTGAACCTGTGGATTATTGTTCATCTAATGTTCACCTAAACACACCCCCTAAATGGCATAAATTGTCAGACCCCTGTGGTATGGTTATACCATAAGACAAAAAGAAAGGACTCAAAATGAGTTACTTAGAAATAATAAGCCTAGATGAAACAGGCGTGACCGTTAGCCCTATTGACCAAATTTCAATAGGTGATGAAATAGAAATCTTGTTTGCATTACCTCAAGCAACTCTTGCTTGTGTTGTATGTTTAGCACCCGTTCAATCAGGCTTGGGACATTCATTCTGCCCACGCCACAAAAAATAGAAAGGTAAACCAAAATGGCTTACACTAAAATAAAAAATGCAAGACTGCTAGTAGATGCAGTAAATGACCTAGAGCGTACTCTAAAGTATGACCCAACCAATCAACTAATGATTGACTACTACAATCGTCAAATTGAAATCTTGACTAGGCGTGTCTACAAGTAAAATTGTCAGACCCCTATGCTAAGATAAAACTAACAAACAAACGAAAGGGCATCTAATGTCACTAACACTAATAGCACTAACTATCCTACTCTCTAGCCTATTCGCTGGATTCCTTGCTTATGCTGTAATAACTATCAGCGAACTAAAGAAAAATAAAAAGATGTGGGAACAAGCCTACACAGAATTAGCCATTGAATTTATGGTACTAAAGGCAGGTAAGTAATGATGACACGCAAGGACTATGTAGCAGTAGCAGAAATTCTAAATGCTTATCACTTAGACATTGACTCACAAGTGTTTGAGGATTTGCTTTCAGACTTTCAAACATTTTTCAAAAGAGATAATTCAAACTTCGACTTAACACGATTCAGAGATGCGGTAATTAAATAATGAAAATACA